TCCTTTCCGCTCTGCAGAGCCTTGGATCAAAGAAAACAACCTTTTAGAAATCGCTAAAACAAAAGGATTTGATGCCGTTTGTCGCCGTATTAATGGTGGTTGGAACGGTTATCAAGACCGCAAGAATAAATTCACACTGTGTAAAAAAGTTTTAAACCCATGATTGAAATCCTTGGCATTCAACTAAGCCTCGAAGCTATCGGCTTTCTTGCAGCTTTTGCTGCTTCTGAAGTAATTGGTTCTTCCCCACTAAAAGAAAACTCTGTTGCTGCTCTTGTTAAGAGCCTTATTGATACCCTCAAACCTTCACGCAAGGAAGATGAGAAGGTAGCTGAAATCCGTAAAGCCACAGAACTACTACGAGATACACTCCGTCGCGTTGGAGATTGAAATGACTAAGCGAGCATCCGAAGATCAATTTGATGAGCTTCATTCACTACTTACTACTGAAATTATTACCAGGATCAAATCTGGCGAAGCCACAACTGCTGACCTCCGGGCTGCAATTGATTGGCTAGCAAAGAATGATGTCACTGGTATTGCTGTGTCAGGCTCGCCTCTAGCAGCTTTAGCTGGTCTAATTCCAGAACTTACTTTTGAAGATGTAAACGGCTAATGGCACATCAAGGTCCTAGCCGGTCCAGTAAGAACTACAAAAAGTCCCCGAAGTCTGCTTCTGTAAAGCGGGCCTATGACCGTGAGTATCGCAAGAAGGAAAAGGGATCTAAGGCCCCTGATTCTCCAAAGAAACGTCGGTTAAATAGAGAAGGGGCCAGACGCTGGGCCGAGAGAAAAAGAAGAGGCATCGCCGGTAAAGGCGGCCCCGATATGTCTCACACTGAAAAGAATAAATTGGTTGCTGAAAACAAGACCAAGAATCGAGGCCGTAACGGTAAAAACGGCAAGTCAACCAAAAAGTAATTAACTACACCCTAATCCTAATGAGCCAATGGATACTCCCCGAAGCCTCATGCACGAACTCCTCTGCTTCCGAAGCGGTGACGCTAAACGAATGTGGAGGGAAAGCATTAAGGCTCGGGATGGTTATAGATGTGTATATTGCGGCTCAAAAGAGGATTTAACTATTGATCATATCCACCCTAAATGTAGGGGTGGTATTGACCATGCCGACAATTGCGTAACAGCATGTCGTCCCTGCAATCAAGCTAAGGGGTCCGAGCATGTAGACGTCTTCATGCAAACTATTTTAAACGCAGCATAATAATGTTGGAAGCAATTGTTCCCGTCACAGTTGCCGCAATTACGGGTGTTAGTGTTTTATTTAATCGAGCTAACAACCGTCTCCTCGAACACGATAAGCGTATGGATAGCATCGAGCTTAAAGTCGCTGAACGTTATATCACCCGTATGGAAGTGTCGGAAACCATGAAAAGGTTTGAAGAACACTTTGTACGAATCGAATCCAAACTTGACAAATTATCTCTTAAAAGATGACAGCTACTACATCTACCGCAACTGTGCGGCCCGCTACCGTCTTCTCGACTGAAAAGAAGAAAGGTGGTGTTTATGTTCTTGACGCTACATGCCGTACTGCCCTAGGTGCCCTGGGTGCTACTGCCACCACATCAAATGTGTTGGATCTTCTTTCTGCTAACCAACGACGTGCTCATGCTGTTGGTGCAAATCAGATCGGCTTCGCTAGTTCTACACTTAACTGATATTAAATTATGCCATACGGAAAAGGAACTTACGGAAGTAAAGTTGGTCGCCCACCTAAGAAAAAGAAAGGTGGTAAAAAGAAATGAGCCTTTACGCCAATATCAACAAGCGGAAAAAGGCTGGTACTTCCCGCTCTAAAAAGAAATCTACGGTCTCAGCTAAGTCCTACGCAAATATGAAAGCTGGGTTTCCAAAAAAGAAAAAGAAAGCTTAATTGTAATTTAAAAATATGGCTAGTAATAGAGACCCTCGGAAGAAGTCTCGTACTCGTAGGCAGTTACGGACCTCTTCGTCAGGACGAGCTGCACGTTCCAAGGCCTCGGCTAAAGATACTCCGAGACCAACTTCATCTACCGATCGCGCTAAGCAGCAAGGTAAAGGTAGTTCAAAAGTAACTACTGGTAAAGGTCAAACAAAGACGACTCCCCGTGGTGCCCAAGGCCCACGAACTCCTCCCGTCCAAGGTCCTAGTAGACGGGTGTCAGGAATTATTGGAACCCGTAAAGGTTCTACCTCTACACCTAAATCTGGGCCACCTACTCCAGGTACAAAGTTCAGGGCTAAAAATTCTATTAAACCAACAACCCGGTTGACTCCCCGTGGTGGGGGCAGCCGCAGTGGCAGTGGCATTAAAACGACGCTATTGGCTGGTATGGCTACTGCGTTGGCTACTGGTGCCCTTCGTAACCCTATTAGCAAGGCCAAGCAAAGGGAGGCAAAAGAAAAACTCCAGAAAGCTGCTTCTAGTGTTGGCAAGTACAACACAAGAGATAAGGACGGCACTGTTCGTAGTCGTGCCAAAGTTGGCCCGAAGACGGTTGGCCCAAAGAAAGTTGGTACCGCCGCTCAGTCTTTTGATAAAGCTTTTGCTGCTGCCCGTAAGGCAGGCAAAAAAGAATTTACCTGGAAAGGCAAGCGATACAACACTAAGACCAAATGAAAATAAAATTCCGACTCAATGAGTTTCGGGATATAGCCAAGTGGCTGGATAAGAAATTATCTAAGCCACTCGCTTTCTTTTTGAAAGGATGGCTGTATGGCCTAGAGACCCACTGGATCGACGCCAAGACGTCTGCAGCAATCGAGAAGGGGATTGCACCTCACACACCTAAAGACCCCGTTATAGAGCCTCCTAGCTATCACTCAGAGCCTTCTGATGTTGAGGGTTTGGATATCATTGGATATACCTATGAATTTAAACGAACTAGAGATAAAAATCAAGACTGATTTTAAAGTATTTCTAACCTTGATTTGGCGTGAACTTGACCTACCTACACCAACAAGAGCACAACTAGCTATTGCTGACTATTTACAACACGGACCTAAGCGTCTTCAAATCTCAGCTTTTCGAGGTGTTGGTAAAAGCTGGATCTCTGCTGCTTTTGTTCTTTGGATTTTATTCAACGATCCAGACCGTAAGATCTTGGTCATTTCAGCTTCAAAGGAAAGGGCAGATAACTTCTCTATCTTCTGTCAAAAGCTCATCCTAGATATCGAATGGCTGGGTCATCTAGGGCCAAAAGATTCAGATCAACGGTGGTCTAGAATCTCATTTGATGTTGGCCCAGCCAAGCCACACCAGGCGCCTTCAGTTAAAAGCGTCGGGATCCAAGGTCAGATGACCGGCAGCCGTGCCGACGTTCTAGTATTTGACGATGTGGAGGTTCCCCAAAATTCCTACAGTGATATCCAACGGGAGAAACTACTACAATTAGTAACTGAATCAGAATCTATTTTAACACCTAAAGATGATAGCCGAATACTTTTTCTTGGGACTCCGCAGTCGACCTTCACCGTCTACAGACGCTTGGCCGAACGATCTTATAGGCCGTTCGTGTGGCCCGCAAGGTACCCCGACGATTTATCAAAGTACGAAGGATTACTCGCACCGCAGTTGGTCGAAGATATTGAGAGCGGACAGAGTCCCGGCGCACCTACAGATACGCGATTCAGTGACCTGGACCTGATGGAACGTGAGTCGGCTATGGGCCGCTCAAACTTTCAGTTGCAATTTATGCTGGATACCTCGCTATCTGATGCTGAAAGGTTCCCACTTAAGTTTCAAGATCTAATCGTCACACCCCTAGGTAATGAATGTGCTGAGCGTTATGCCTGGTCGGCTGATCCTCGATACATGATCAAAGATTTAAACCCAGTTGGATTACCAGGAGATCGGTTCTATGCCCCAATGTTCATCGACGAAGGTATGTGTGAATACACCGAATCCATCGTGTCAGTCGATCCTAGCGGGAGGGGAGCCGATGAAACTACTGCAGTCGTTCTCTCACAAGCTAATGGTTACGTGTTTGTTAGGGATATGCTTGCTTTCCGTGATGGGTACTCTGATAGCACCCTCAGTAGTATTGTTCGGCTTGGTAAAAGATATAACGTCAGCCGTCTCCTCGTTGAATCAAACTACGGAGATGGAATGATATGTGAGTTATTTAAACGACACATCATTCAGATGGGTGCCAACTTCACAACAGAAGAGGTTCGTGCAACCGTCCGTAAAGAACAACGGATCATCGAAACCCTTGAGCCCGTCATGAACCAGCACAAGCTGATCATTGATCCAAAGGTTTGGGAATACGACTACGCCTCTAACCCCAATGAACCTCCTGAGAAACGCCTGGAGTACATGCTCGGTTATCAGATGTCCCGTATGTGCAATGTGAAGGGTGGTGGGGCCATTAAGCACGATGACCGTCTTGACGCCCTCTCACAAGGTGTCCAATGGTTTATTGATGCCCTAGCCCAATCAGCTTTCAAAGCACAAGCAATTAGAAAGAATGAAGAATGGAAAGCAATGATGGATGCCTTTGAAAACAACCCACACCTAGCAACAGATGCCCTGGTCTTAGGTCGTTCCTTTAAAGACCTCGCATCCACTGCTAGCACTAAGGTTTGGGACTGGACTTAAAAGTGGCCCCAGTTATGCAAGAGAAGTGGTGCTCTCTTGTGTGGATATGCGGCGAGAATTGAGGTACCTCGTTCTGATGCAATTACATCGGAGGGCCTCTCTTCTCCTTGCTTACACACACCAAACCAAAAATTAAATCAAGACCCGTAACCGTGAGACTCGGTCACCCTTAAGAACACAGATGGGGGTGAGCACAAATGTCGGGATCCCTGTAAATAACACACATCAACACCCCATCAGGCTCTCGTCGACAAGACGAGGAACCCTTCAGGGGTGACGAAGACTGGTCCCAGAGCTGAGTGAAGTGTTAATAACACACAAATAACACAAACTCATACATACCTTAGTTTGTTTGGTTTAGTTGTTTGTTTAAATCAAACATAAACTCCTCTATGTCTTCTTTGGTTAGTAGTTGTAGGTTTAAAGTCTTACAGATTTGACTAAACCTAAGCAGTTCCATGCGGTGTGCATCTAGTAACCCGTAGACATGGGTTCTGTTGATGCCTATCTCTTTGGCAAAAGCAGTCACACTCCTAGCCTTTAAAGCGTTCTTGATCTGGACCCTGTCGTCCTCACACAGGACTACAGCAGGAGCGTTACCACCAAAGTCGTAAAGGATTCGTTTCATCGCGTCTAGGCTGACTAGACAACCATAGCATACATATCATGAAAGTCATATCGTTTGAAGGGAACACCCCTACGTGTTCTTTTGATTATTTTAGATCTAGAGAAGGCCCTAACTACTTCGTTAGTCATTACAAAGGTTCCACAAGAGGTCATAACGACCCAAAGGAATGTTGGAGAGCTTTAGGCGTAGCCAAGTTCACAGACGCCGGGAAAGCTCTTAAGGCTTGGTGTCTGGAGATGGATGAGATGTACAACTCTTCCGAGAAGGAGGGGAGTGTAGATACATCCTTTGCCTCTGAGGCAGCCCTAGAAGACCCCACAAGCAACACAAAGATGGTTGTGTGATGTCTGACAGAGAAAGAACACTTCAAGCCGCTCTGAGAGCCGCTATGAAGGCTAAGAATCCTTGGCTTTGTGCCTCTATTAGAGCTGCAATGCGTGGGGAAGAATATGATCCATTCCAAGGATTAGAGATTCATCCTGAGATAGATGAGTTCTTTAAGTCTTCGGAGTAAAACGACATAAATCTCTGAGCCCATACGTTATATGGCGGCCGGGCCGATTACCCCCATGCCCCCCTATCGATTCAAAACCGATGGGGGGTAGGGGTCTTTTTTCTTAGACCGCAGTGATAGCAAGGGTTTTCATCAGATAACAGATCTGGCGGGGATGTAAATTCTCAATTATTTGGGCTCATTCTCAATAAGCACAGCTTTTTGGGTTCGGTGCTCGATTGCAGACATCTTTTGTATTTTAGTGATGATCTGTAGTTTATTTTTTATCAATCATGACCCAAGACAGAACACCTATCTATCTGCAGAACATGCAGCGTTCACTCGTTGAGGTCTACACAAGACTCGACAGGTTGATGGATGCACTACCAGACGACATGAACGAGGAGGATCTAACGCCTGATCAGTGGGACATCGTCAATGCTGTGCAAGCTGTGGAACAAGAATGGATCTTGGACAGCGACATCAGAAAAGACATGTCATGCATCCAGTGGGACTAATCAATTGTTAAGAAATGTGGGTGATTGCTCTCACTTGGCACGCTGTCGGGGCAGGATAGACGCAGTTCAGCCAACACCAGCTCATGATCATCGCCACCATTTCCACGTATCACGGCACCACCGACGGCTGGCAGCCTGTCACCCACAAGCGCACCAAGCAAGAGGCTGAGCGCTTTCTCAGCATTCTTAGCCGTGTTCGCCCTCACTACATCCACAAGATCACAAGGGCCTATGTCTGATAGCATCTCACTCTCACCTAGCACCCCAATGACTCAAGAAACCATGATCAACCGCTACATCATCCACGCTTTAACAGAAGGCAAGCCCCACACTGCAACCATTGACCACTACTCAAGAGGAGAGGCTCTGCACTTGTTCTACATCAACAGTCCTTTCAACACTCTGCCAGTGGTGCAAAGCGTTGACGAACTGGGACC